GTTCTACCTGATATATTTCTGATTATTTCTTCTAAAAATTTAAGCATAATATCATAATATTTAATTTTCATATCAACTTTATTCATTCTATCATCTGCTTCAAGATGTCTTTGAATCGCATCTTTTTCACGAACCTTATAAGGAAATGGTTCTTCTGCATATACTTCTGCAGTTGCTTTACCAGTATAATAATTATATCTTTCTAATCTAACTTTACTATATTGCTCTCTTGCCTTCTCTCTTAACAAAGTTATTGTATTATAAATTGTGTAATACTTTGAGTGAAGTTGAGGTATTTTTAATGATTCATTATGTAGATTATCAGGATCAATGGTCGCATCACGCTCCCACATCTCTTGAATTTTTTCAAGATTCATAGACGAGTTCTACCATCCGTATCAAATATATTATACACAGTATAACGCATAACTGCCTCTGCTGTAAAGTAGTTTATGTCTGTCTCTGTAGCATCAAATTCTAATGAAGTAAGTCCAACTGGAAATAAATCTTGGAATTTAACTATGGCAACATTTTGAAAATTACTATTTAAGATATGTAAACTACCATCACTAAAAACTCCTTTTTCATCTCTAATGCCATCAGAGTCGGTAGTTTGATCTTTAAATTGTTGAGGTGTTTCTGGAAAACCTACACCTTTTAACCAGTTATGCACTGCCATGTAGTTTTCCATATTTTCATCAACAAGAAATCTTATTGTTAGATCTCCATATGTAAGTTTTTCACCAGGTATATCAATATCCTTTAAATAGGATGGTTGAGTAGCAGTTCCAAGTGATAACTCTGGTATTCTAGCAGAGTTTGAGAAAAAATCAACCTTTGGATATTTTGCCAAAGTAAATTTAAATCCTACAGGTGATAGAAAGTTGCGGTTTGATATTTGTTTGCCAAATGCCGAACTAGTCATTATTCACCGCCTCCTCCGTTGCCACCACCATTACCACCACCATTGCCATTACCGTTACCATTGGTGCCATTACCATTACCATTACCGTTTCCATTACCATTCTTTCCATTCTTTTTCTCTGGATCAGATCTTAGATACCCACCATATCCGACCTTGTATCCAGTAGGGATTTTTTTACACTTCTTATCAGTGTAGCAATAATATTTCCCTTCTGGGCATTTTTTTGCCTCTGATATAAAACTTTTAAAGTTTTTCATCCTTCTATGATTAAATTAAACCATTCTTCACTCATACCTTTGATTATATCATCAGCAGATTCTTGATCAGCAGCATATCCCTCATGGATTAAATGATCAGAAACCTTCTTATAATTTTGATGAGCTTCTTGTGTCTGTCTTGGACTTGGTTTCATCGTAATTCTAGCTTTATTTGTATTTAGACAAAAAAAGAGACCCATGAGGGTCTCTAGAAAAATATGTAAAATATGAATTACATAAGGTTTGCAACTTTAACTCTTCTGTAGTATACGTTGCTGTTACGTGAAAGAACACCAGGTGTGGTGAGTGTTGCTCCCTTAGCAAATGGGTTTGCAACTATTCCGTAACGAGTCTTGAATCCAATCTTTGGTTGGAAACTATCTGCTCCCACACTACGTACCATCTGTAGAGGAACGTATGGGCAGTAGAATATACCTGCGTCATAAGGTGATGTACCTTTATAACCTGCAACATAGTACTGTGAAGCAGAACTGTTTGCAGCATATGGGTCGATGTAGACTCTGAACTTACCTGCAAGAACACCAGCAAATGTATTACCTGTGTCATCTACATTTAAGTTTGCATTTAACGCTGGAGTGTAATCAAGTACACCTGCCATTGTTAATGCTGAAGCAACGTCTGCGGAACATAGGATCATGTTACCCTTTCCACGACGAGTTCTTTGTGCGATTGCGTTAGCATCTCTTTCGATCTGGAAGATCAAACCTTTGAACTTCTCAACAGACCATCTTCCGTTTGAGTCAACGTCTAAGTCGAATGTACCAGCAGTTGCTGTATTGACTTGTGCACCAGCTTCAGCAACATTATAGATTGTTCTGATAACTTCTCTGTTGATTTCAGCAAGAATTTCAGTTGATAGAATGTTTGCTAACTCAGCCTCTGCATTCAATCCGTGGATTGCTTTGAGGTCTTGTGCTAGTTCTAAACTGTACTCTGCTTTTAGAGCTCTTGACTTCGCAGTCACGGTGACTTTCTCGATTGAGAATGCCATTTCGTTGAAAGCGTCGCCAGATGTTCCTAGATCTTCAGCAGTATCTGTTCTCATTGCCTGACCGACGTTGTAGTCAGTAGCGTTTGTTTGAGCAGCAGTTGGATTAAGAAGTCCTGGATTTGAACCTTGCTGTGCAGTTGTACCTAAACCAACGTTAGTATTAACGTCGCCTGTTGATACATCGAATCCTTCGTTCTGTCCAGAGAAGGCTGTGTCTGCTTCGTTGAATAGAGCTTCAGTTCCACTCTGATTAGTGAATCTGGATCTCATTGCAAAGATAAGTCCAGTTGGACCATTCATTGGTTGTACACCAGCTAAATCGTATGCCACCAAGTTAGGCATTGAACGACGAATTAAACTGATAAGTACTGGGTCGAAACCTGCAACAGGACCTGCAGCAGTTGCACCAGCAGAGAAACCTGCATTAGCACCACTGTTTGTGTTAACTGTTGGCTGTTCTGAAAGGAATGATGCTTCCTCTCTTAATTCTTTTTCTTGGTTTTCTAACAGGATAGCGGTTGTAGCTCTTCTATGAGCGTCTTTGATTGGATCAACTCCATCATAGTCGAGGATAGGTCCCCACTTTTCCTGCAAATGTTCTGTGTTATACATTTGCATTAGAAATTTACCTCTTACGGTTTATTGTTTGAATAAATGTTAAATTCACTTCTTCGCAGCTCTGGATAAGATATCCAAATAGGCTTGCATTCTAGGGGCAACATCTTCTGATGGTACCTCATCTGTTGAAACCTCTTCTGATAAATTCTCAGAGGTGCTCTTTGGAGCACTAGTTTTACTTGGGAAATAAGATTCCTTAAGTGTTTCTAGTTTCTCACGATAGTCTGTATCACTTTCAAACTCAACATTCTCGGCAAGAGTAGCGAGTTTTTCCTTCTGAGTGTCTGCAAGACCTTCAGCTACAGCAGCGAAAACGCCATCTGCAGTGGATTCTGCCAATCTACGATTTAGAGCAACATTGCGATCAATCTGCTCATTGAGTTTTGATTCCATTTCATCAAGTTTATCTACCATGCTATTAAGTACATCATATTTATCTTCAGGGATTGATACATAATGTTCTTCAAATAGACCTCTCATTCCAGCGAGGAATGATTCAGTCATTTCGGTTCTAATTCCACGCTCTACTTGTAGTGCGTTTTCTTGTAACCACTCGTCTGCGACGTACTCTAAGTAAGAGTCAACACGCTCAACGAGTTCGTCTTTCATGCCTTCGACCTCTTCTACGAGCTTTGCTTCGTAGTGAGCTTCCATGGCCTCTCTAAGTTCGGTAACTTTAGACTTTAGAGCAGCCTCGAAAATTGTCTTAGCTTTCTCTCTAAACTCTTCGGAGAGTTCCTGACCACCGAGAAGTGCATTAACATCATCATCGATGTCTACTTCATCAGTGATTTCGGGAAGTTCAGTAACTTCCTCTTCCTCAGCAACTACTTCCTCTTCTGAAGTTTGGTCTTCTGCAACTACTTCTTCTTCAGTTTCTGCTTCTTCCATTTTTGGAGCTTTAGGGGTTTCTGATTTAGACATAACACCTTTTACTGATTTTAAATTTGCTGCATATGAACCTTCACCAGCTGGATCCTTTAATTTATTAGAATCATCTGTTGGTGAATTATTTTCTGGAGTTGGGCCACCGAGGTCTTCATAACTCACGCCTGCCATGGTTTGCATGGGCTCAGCTGGTTTTGCACCCTTGGTTACGGCGTTCTCCATTTCTTGTAAATTTTTCCCACGGGACATTTGAACTCTCCGAATTACCTTTGTATAATCTGTTTTTATTTATATATTTAAAGATTTGCTAAGAAATCTTCAAAGACGCTTAATTTTTTTTCGTCTAGTTTATGTTGATCAACTAGAGTGTTGATCTGTTTGTATGTTCTAGTTGCAATCCTCTCACGAAGTATGCCACCATCCCATACCCAATCCTTTCCTTCCATAATGCCATCTACGAAAGCATCTGGAGCAGAGGGATCTGCAACGATATCAGCAGCAGTAGCAAGAGTAAAATCTTCCCCTACTACACTGTATCCTTCGTTAGTCTTATTTAAAGACCCTACACCTCTTGATGAAACACCAAGTTTAACACCCTCACCTAATAAATTAGATGCGATTTTACCCATTGGTGTGCTAAGAATCTTAGCTTTTCCTATAAAATTGTTTCCGTCTTCTCTGAGAGATACAATTTTATGGGATACTCTGTCAAGATTGACAGTCGGGCCATCTGGATGACCCAGTTCTCCAAGAGCTCTACCTTTCTCAACAAAGTTTTCGTTATATCTTCCAACTTCACGAGCAAGGGTTTGCATTGGATACATTCTACCATTACGATTTTTGATTTCACCTTGAAGGAATACACCTTCAATAAACAGATTCTTCTTACCGTTGCGATTCTCAACAATAACTTCAACCTGTTCGATTTCTTCTGTAATGAGTTTCATTATTGTACTCCTGATATTTGAACTTGTTGTGCAAATAATTGACCAGCTGTTGTATGATCAGTTACCGCTGAAACAGTCAATTGTCTTCTTGCCGCTGCAGCAGTAACAACTGCGTTGTCGGAATTAAGAGCTCGACTGTCATGATCAATTGTTAATTCTGCACCAAACTGTGCAAAACCTCTGGCTCTAGCTTCTTGAATCGAAACTATTTTTGCAGTTGTATTAAATCCTGTTACACCAGTGACACCAGATATCACAATTACATCATTAACTTTAAATGGATTACCCATTCCTTCTGGAAGTGTGATAACTGTTGCAGCTCCTTTTGTAATTCCAGCAACTCCGATAGAACTAACTCTACCTAAATTTAAAGTTGCAGAAGTATTTGCAGGGACATAATAATCAGTTGTAGTTGCAGGCCCAGTAGTTCCAATGGCTACATGTTGACCAGCGTTTTTAGCAACAACTCTAAGTGTGTCCGATTGTACTGTAAAAGTTTGTGAAGCACTTGTTTGATTCGTTGCAAAACTAAAACCAGCGCCTACAGGTTGATGTGCCATTTACTCTTCCTCTTCGGTTTCTTCTTCATAATCAAGTTCACCAACTTCTGCTTCTGGTTCTACATCTTCTTCAGATTCAAGTTCATAACCCATCATCGCATTCGCAACCGCAGGCTTGAGAGCATCTATTCTTGCGGTAGCCTTCTGCATTAATTGAGTTTTTATTGAATCACTAATTTCAGATGGAGATTCATCCGCAATCATCAAGTTCATTAATTCATCCATGAGATAAAAATCCTATACCTATGTTTTATTTATATCTCGCCACCTTTGGGAGATTCTGGAGCTTCTACACTTTCTGTATCAACATCTGGTTCTACTTCACTTTTAGGTTTACTTGTTTGAGTTTTTTGTTCTGCATCCATTGCCATTTGTGCAATCTGCATCTCTTGTTCAGTTGGTGGAATCATACCAGAAGCTCTCTCTGCCTCCATTAATTTGTCTTGTTCTGCAATGTCCATATCATTC